ATTAGTAATGCTCAGAACATTCTTGCTCGTGCTGTAGTCGAAGAAGAATTTCCTCAAGATTTTGCTATCTATGATTTGAGTCAGCTTCTTGCTGCTATCTGTTTGTTTGACGAACCTGTCTTGGTCTTTGATAACAAAAACTATGTCACTATCAAGGACTCTACTAAGGGTCGCCGCTCGAAGTATTACTTCAGCAACCCTGAGATCACGATGCGTAATGCTCCAGATCGTGAGATTAAGTTTCCTGGTGGCAACATCAACTTTGAAGTCAGTAATGGCAATCTTAAATCTCTTACTAAAGCTGCCGCTGTCTACGGTCTGCCTGACTTTACTGTACGGAGTGAGCAAGATACTGTCACTCTCCAAAGCAGAGACAAGGAAGATGACACCAGTAACACCTACGATCAGATTGTTAGTGGTAATGCCGATGACGAATATACCCTGGATTTTAAGGTGGAGAATCTGAAACTCTTTGGTATCAATACTATTCAACGGACTGATAAATGCCATTATGCAGTCAGTGTGTCCTCTCGTATGATTTCTGAATGGAAGTTTTCTGAATTTGACCTGACATATTTTATTGCCCTTGAACCGTAAACCCTTTCCACATTTTAAAATATTATGAGTAAATTTCTTTGGGTTGAAGAGTACCGTCCTCAAACTGTTGCGGACTGTATTCTTCCTAGTGGATTGAAAAAAACATTTCAGGAGTTTGTTGATGCAGGTGAGTTTCCAAATTTGTTATTCTCGGGACCTGCAGGTGTGGGTAAAACGACGATTGCTCGCGCTCTTTGTTCTGAGCTGGGTGTTAGCTCCATTGTTATTAACGGTTCCGATGAGGGGAGATACCTTGATACGGTACGAACCCGCGTCAAAACGTTTGCTTCTACGGTCTCTCTGACTGGATCTAAGCACAAGTGCGTCATCATTGATGAGGCAGACAATATGACTCCTGATGTGCAGTCGCAACTTCGTGCTGCTATTGAGGAGTATCAGAACAACTGTCGGTTTATCTTTACTTGCAACTACAAGAATAAGATCATCCAACCACTGCAGTCTCGGTGCTCTAACTTCGACTTTACTTTTAAGAAAGAAGAGAAGATGCAGCTGCAGGGTAACTTCTTTGGTCGTGTTAAATTCATTCTGAATGAGAATGGTGTAACAGCTGAGGATAAAGTACTAGTCAAACTGGTACAGAAACACTTCCCTGATTGGAGACGTTGCCTCAATGAACTGCAACGTCACTCTGCTAGTGGTCAAATAGATAGTGGCATTCTGGCAGACATTGCAGACTTGGACGTTACTACATTGATCAAGTCTTTGAAGAACAAAGAGTTCAACTCTGTTCGTCAGTGGGTTGTGGAGAGTTTGGATAATGATCCTAACGTTATCCTACGTAAGATCTACGATTCTCTTTCGCAAGTATTATCTGGCAAGTCTGTACCACAGTTAGTTCTTATTATTGCTGAGTATCAGTACAAGTCTTCTTTTGTTGCTGACCAGGAAATTAATCTTCTTGCGTGTATGACACAAATTATGGTGGAGTGTGAATTCAAATGAGTGAAGCTATAAAAGAGTTTCTGTATAATATCAAGACCTATGAGATCGTCCCTCACACTAATTGGGAAGGTCTCTTAACTGAAGCACGTGCGTGCTACAACCTTTGGGATCAGAATATCAGACAGCATTCAGCTGAACAATTCTTTTCTCAATCTATGGGTGACGGTAGTGTGAAGGATGGCGATTGGGATATGACCCTTGGGAAGAATGCATACAATTTGATTATGCTGTCTTCGACAATGCCTAACTTCTTCTACCTTTGGCAGGATATGTTTAAGCAGATTCGTTCCCATCCAGAACTGAAGAGTCAACCTTTGTGGATCCACGCTTGGATGAATGTCCATAGGTATGAGGAACTTGGAAAGCTTTCTCTTGGGTGGCATAATCATAGTTACTGTAAGTACCACGGATTTGTTCACTTGAGTGATCGTCCTACTGATACTGTCTTCTGCGATCATCTCGCTCACTTGAGAGAAAGAGATGAAATCACTCAGTGGTATATGGATAATCCAGACTCACGTGATGATCATCCTTTGAATGATACTGAAAACGTACGTGTCATTCCTAATAAGCAAGGACAGCATTACATTGGTCCTGGTCCTTTATTGCATCGGGTAATTCCTAGACAGTATGATGGCATACGTGTTAGTATTGGGTATGATATTATCGATGATCTGAACTGGGTTCCTCTACAGAGCTGCAGTTCTGAGAAAGGTGTATGCCAAGCGTACCCTGTATTTGAACGTCAAGTTAGTATGTTTAATACTAATCTAGTACCTATTCCTTGTTATGAGTAAAAGATTTAAAACTCCTCTTAGGTATCCTGGTGGCAAGTCTCGCGCCACTAAGATCCTGTTGGACTATATTCCATCAAACTACGAGCACTACACTGAAGGTTTCTTGGGTGGCGGTTCTATGGCGATTGCCTTGACCCGTACCAACCCTGACCTTAAGGTGACCGTGAGCGACCTCTATACGCCTCTGTACCGCTTCTGGTTGGTGCTTCGCGATATAGGTCCCCAACTGCAGGATCACCTCTTCAACATCAAAACCTACCTCAATAGATTTGAGGATCAGGATGACGTGATCGCTGCTCACCGTGAGGCATTTCAAAAAGCAAAGCAAAAGCTCAATGAAGACATTGGGGTGTATGAGTCTGCTGTCAATTTTTATATCTGTAATAAATGTTCTTTCTCTGGTCTGAGTGAGAACAGTTCTTTCTCAGCTCAAGCATCGCAGTCTAACTTCAGTTTCAATGGTATCAATTCTTTGACCTGGTATCATCAGGCAATCCAAAACTGGAATATCCTTAATGAGGACTATGCCAATGTTATTAGAGAAGATGCATTTAACTTTTTGGATCCTCCATATTTGATTAAAGATAATCTATACGGGAAGAAGGGAGATCTTCACAAATCATTTGATCACGTACGAATGTCCGAAACTCTTAAGGACTTTAAAGGTAATACTATGATCACTTACAATTCCTGTGATGAAGTAGAAGAGCTCTATCCATCATTCTCAAAATTGAAGTGGGACTTGACTTATACGATGCGTTCGACAGCATCCTATGGGTCCGATCAAGACAAGCGTAAGGAATTGATGCTAGTCAATTACAACATAGATAACAGTACAGGAAAGTGGTACAAGTAATGGGAAATATTATTGCCAGAGCTGCGAATGGTCGCGCTCAAATCGTAGACACCTCTGCTGGTGTCATTCAGACCTTCGGGGTCGATGTACAAAATGCACTTATTCAAGGAGACGAAGTAGTTGTCAACCTCACAAATGGAAAGACCCAGATCTACAGATTCAACAGTAGTGGGAGAACAGTCTTTGGACCAGTCCGTACTTTTTGAACTTCCTGCATCTGCGACGTGGATGACTGAGTGGTCTTACTACGTTGGAGAAGAACGTCTAGGTAAAGTACGTTTTTTCAAAACACGTTATGGATTGTATAGCAGTGTTGGTGAAGCTACCCTCAAAGGTCATACTATTTTAACTGGCGGTGAGTTAGATGCAGTCGTCTCGATGACTTACTGGCATCTTAAATGGGCTATTGATGGTTACGATGGAATCCAATCTACCTTTAGTAGTGTGGTAAGCGGTAAGCTTTAACTTTAATTTTTTATTATGGAACTCAAGGACTACTTGTATTCAATCAATCAGTCTAAGAAAGATATTTGGGATGAAGATAATCACAAAAACTACCCACCATTTGTGATTAACCGATGTCTTTCTGGACACTTAGATTGTATATTGCACGTTAATGAGATGAATCAAGCACATCATCTCGATAAAAAAATGCAGTATGACTACTACATAAATACACTGAGACCTAGGAAAAGATTTTCTCCTTGGTTGAAGCAGTCAAAACTTAATGATCTTGAAGCTGTGAAGACTTACTATGGTTATAGTAATGAAAAGGCACGACAAGCGCTACAGGTATTGACCACTTCTCAAATCACTGAGATTAAATCCTTAATTGACACAGGTGGCAACAGATGAGCGAAGAATTTGTACAATGGGACGAGACCCAAATGGTCGAAGTCGTGCTTGGGGAACCCGATGACTTCCTCAAAGTGAGAGAAACGCTAACACGTATTGGTGTCGCTTCTCGCAAAGAGAAGAAAATTTATCAATCTTGTCACATCCTCCATAAACGTGGTAAGTATTATATTGTTCACTTCAAAGAATTGTTTGCCTTGGATGGCAAGCAGACAAACTTGAGTGTGAACGATATCCAAAGAAGAAATCGTATCGTGCAGCTCCTGGTAGACTGGGGTCTCGTTACTATTTGTGATCTAAGTAAAGAGAAAATACTCAACGTAGCTCCTCTTAACCAGATCAAAGTTCTTTCCTTTAAAGACAAATCTGAATGGATTTTAGAGTCTAAGTATAATATTGGAAAGAAAAAAACCCCTGAATAATTATGTTGACGTTAGGTGATTTCGACTCTCGTGTGGTAACTCCCGAGAGATTGGAAAAATTATTTGCTATTAATCCAAATAGAAAAGAATACGTAGAGAAAATTTCGCCCGATTTTGATTTACGTTATATTGCTGTAGAGAACTGCCTAGTCAATCCTTATGATGTTAGGGATTTTCTAATCAATTCTTCGTATATTACTGGCACCAATGATCTTATGCCGACTAAGACTGGTGCACCTGGTATGCAGCAGCCTGTTGCGAATGAATGGGTAAAGCCTTATGTAAGTTACTTGCGCAAACTTTTGTTTGACTGGAAGATTACTACCAAATCTATGACGTGGCACGATTTCTCTTGCTACAACAATGTTTTTTGGAAGGGTATGCAATCAATCGATAGTAACTATCGTCCTCACGTTGACCCTGGTGACTTTGCGTTTAACTTGTTTCTTTCTGATGATCTAGTTAATGATGGTACTGCAATGTACTCCATTAATGTTGAAGGCACAAAATGGTTGGACGTTAGACTGTTGGAAAAGCAAGGAGGATATCGCAGCTCAACTATTGCATCTTTGATGGATGTTGGTAGAGATGGCGTCGGCAAGATGTCTTCCTGGGAATGCTTCCAAGGTGATGAGGTTTACAACTTAGAAGGTATTGTTCCTGCAGGATTTAATGTCTGCTCTGGATACAGAGGTTCTGTTTTCCACACTGCCTATTATGATGATAAGCAGTATAATGATGGTCACGTTAGATATTCTTTAGTTGCGATGTTGGCGCTAACCAATCCACCAGCGAACAAAAGTTCATTCATTACTAAAAAAGATGGCTAAGAACAGAGTTCAAATCATTCACGAAGATTGCGATGCATCTCTTGCAGATGATACGACTCTTCCGTATACTGCATATCTTGTAGAATATAAATCTGAAGGATTTGCAAAATATGATATTGCTAAGTGTACAAAAACTGTAGACTTATTTGACTATTACTATGATAAGTATGGTAAAGAGTTCGTAGGTTTCGCACAATCTAAAGGAAAGATCAACCCAAGGATGTGGAATCCACCTAAATAGTAGTGTCGCTCTTTCGTGCGCGACCTCTACATACGGAATATACGCTACCAATGGACGGGTTTCGCCACTCGTCTTTTTTTATGTTCTGATATAATTATTATTGGATGCCTTCGGGGTCCACAAAACACAAACTCGCTTTATAGGAGCTACCATAATGGAACGTCTAGTACGTTATACTGCCTCGGATCTTCCCGAGCTGATGGACAGGATTGTCAAGCACTCAATTGGTGCTGATGATTGGTTCGATCGACTAGGTGCACTGCACGAGACCACTAAAAATTATCCCCCTTATAATGTTATCCACGAGAGCAATGTAAAAACTCGTATTGAAATTGCACTTGCTGGATTCAAGAAAGAAGAAGTCTTTGTTTATACTGAACACGGCAAAATGTTTGTCGAAGGTCAGAAAGAAGACAAAGAAACTGACGTTAACTATTCCCATAAAGGAATCGCGCAACGTAGTTTCACTCGAGCTTGGACTTTGACTGAAGATTGGAGAGTCGATGCAGTTGAATTTGAGGACGGTTTGTTATCCGTCACCCTACAGAAGGTAGTACCTGAACATTTCCAACGTCAGGATTTCCTCTAAATACGTGTGACCCCCTGCGTGCCAACTGGACCCCTTGACTTCGGTCGAGGGGTCCTTTATAATAGAGATTCACCTAGAACTAATATGTCGATCCAACTGATTCTGATGAAAAGCGGTGAGGATGTCATCGCTGATGTCTATGAGACACGTTCTGAGACCAGCGATGACGTTGGTTTCATCTTGCGCGACCCTCAGATCGTGCGAATTATGAAAAATATGGAAGACCCTGAAGCAGGTCCTAACGTT